TTATTTTACCTTCCTTTTCTGGTACTATACAAAAATCACAGTTTCTAATGCAACCCCTCGTCGCGAATCCCAAATTTATTTTTGGTTTGATTTTTTCAATCGTAGGAGGCAGCTTTTTCTTTAAGGTATATCCACTGCCTCCTATTTCTGCAATACCTTCCCATTTTTCACAAAATCGTTTGTTATAATCAAAAACGCAAGATACAAAAATCTTATCGTAGTTGCCGACGAGTGGTAAGACGCTTACCAACTCATCTTTTATTTTGAAGACTTTATTTCCTTTTCGCACGTGATAAGTGTGTAACTTCTCCAATGCGAAATTTGGAATAGAGCTATCTACATCTACCAATAAAATGTTCATAATACTCCATTATTTCTTTTTGAAAATTAAAACAGGTTCCATTTTTCGTTTTTTGTTACCTTTGCCAAAACTCGAAAATCCCATTTCTAATTTTTCCGTATAAGTGAAACCATTTCGTTTGGCTATTCTGATAGTGTCATTTACTAATGAATACGATTTGTTTTTTATGACCACGTTCGCTATATTCAGAGCCATAGTTCCTTTCGAAGTCAAAGCTCTCCTCGTCTTTCGCATCATTGGTTTAAGGAACCCATTTAACCAGTCTCGGTATTCTGGATACCTTTCTCGGCTTTGTTTAGGATTGCCTTCTTCGTAGACTTCTTTCACGAAGTACGGCGTAGATGTAAAAGCCAACTCAACTTTTGGTAGTTCTACGCCAACATCTTCAAATGGAGAACATATTATTTTAACTCGTTTCGTAGCTCCAAGTTCCTTCGCTATGTTTCTATTCCCTATGCAGGATTTTTTCGATGGGTCGATTCCTGTATAACTGCCTTTACAGTGCGAAGCAAGAAATCCCAATAAGCGTCCTCCATAACCCGCGGACATATCGAGAACGTTACGGGGTTTGAAATAATTATAAACGGCTTTCGCTGCTTGTGGTCTGAAGTTTGAACATATTTGAGTACCGTTCACCGTTCGTAAAAACAAAAGAACGTGCTTCTTCGCAATTTTACCGTCGTACGTGAGGCACAATTTCATTACCTTTTGCAAGCTCTTATCTATCCCAAACGATTGAATAGAAGACCTCATATTAACAGCGTGTGATTCCCAGATATGAGGATGGAAGTAGTTACACAAAACAGCAGCTCCAACAGATTGCGTGGTTATTATCCTACTTTTAGTGTTGAATAGATTTGGTCTGGCTTTGTTGATTTTCGCTTTCGTTTGCTGCAATCTTCGAAAGATGTTTATGATTTCGTACCTCGTTAAAACTGGATACGGAAATCCATTTTCTCGAAAGTGCTCAAAGCCAGCTTGTACCTCGTCTTCGTCTGTAAAATCTACCATCAGAAAGTCCCTATTTTGGTTTTAAGCTTCAACTTATTTGGCGAGCACGTAACCCTTGTCGGTCTTTTTAACCAGTCTTCGTTTTATAAGACTACCGAGGTGCGTATAGAAAGTTGAGCTGCTACCAACGGCTTTCATTATTTGTTTCATCGTCTGCGGTTTCTTCCTTAAAACTTTGTTGACTTTAGCGTTGGTGCTGCCGACGGTACTACCAAACTCGTCGAGTTCTTTTTTGGACTTTTTGATTGCTTTCTTTTTACTTTTTTTCACGCTCTTCTTCGTTGCTTTCTTCGTTGTTTTTTTAGCCTTTTTGGCCTTTTCGGCACCCGCTGCTTTTTTTTCTTCTTTTATTCTCTTATGTTCATCCGCTTGTTGTTTTGTAAAACCAACATCCTTATCAGAGAGGATTACCTTGTCTGCCTTAAGCAGAGCATCGAGGAGCTTTTTGAACTTTTTGAGCTTTTCGACTTTAGCCACTGATAGTTCATCTACTAATTCCGAAAGGTTTTTGATTTTTTTCAGCAGCCTTTCCTTGCTCCAGCTTCGGGCGGTTTTGAAATCCAACGCTTCAAATAACTTTACTACTGTTGATTTGCTCACTTTCAATGTCATTTTTAATTCCTTTCCTAGTTAATATTAGGCGTACTTTCGAGTTCTATACTTATTATCGCCGTTCAAAAATTAAAAGCAAGGTATTTTTCCATTTTTTTATAATATTTACCAACAGCTCTTAACGGCGATACTCGCGAGTGAACGACATTCAGCTACATAAACGCACTTCCTAACGTTTGACGCGCTATCCCGCATATCCACAGCCCAGTTCAATCTCATTATATGTTTCCGCTTTTCTGTAGGCGTTTGATTTAATCCAATCATACCTGTAACGTGTCCCGCTTTTCGCTTATCGTTAGAAAAGTTGCTCATATCGATTAGTCTGGTATGATAACTGGCCGAATCTGATTGGGTTGCAGTTACTACTAAGCAATGATACCTTTGGGATAGTGAACGTAATTGTTTCCACGTCTCGTTTATGGCGTCCCTTCCTTCTATCTTCGAATAATTCATATTCAAAATATCTGCGTAATCTATTACTATAACGTCGGGCGCCCATTCTTGCCTTTCCCAATCTTGCAAAATACTTTGAATATTATATACAGAAAGGGTAGAGTTGGGGTGAGAAGATAGTTTGAAGTAGGACTTTTTGCTTTTTATCCTTTTTCTCGTTATAAAATCGCAAGCTCTTTTTGCCTTCCTCCAAGAAAGTTTTTTATCAAATTCTTTTTCTCTCGTACGAACGAATACGCCCCCTTGTTTGTTCCTATAAATTTTCATGGGATAATCTACTGTACAAGGGTACGCGGGATGTTGTGTGGCTCTTACCATAAATCTACGCATCACTTGATTTTGACCCATATCTCCAGCTTCAAAAAATGCAACCTTTCTACGCTGATATACTGCTCTAAATGCTATATCTAATAACCAAAAACTTTTTCCCCTCTTCTCGGGGCCTATAAACGAAATAAATCCAGCCCGTTCTAAAGAGTTACTGAAGAAGTCTCCCAATACGCCAGGGTATTCTATTAAGGGCTCTCTTTTGCCAGCGAACGCTTCTTTGAGAACCTCTTCGTCTTGGAATACATCGACTCCTGCACCCACTCCCATTTCTATTCTATCGTAGGAAGTGAGGTGTATATGAGCTTTGTTTATTTTGCCTTCGTCTATATCATCTTGAACCGTTTCCATTAACGTTTCGATTTTGACTTGATTAAAATACTTACTTGCAACGTCAATCACGTAGTCGCTATTGCTTTCTTTTTTTAGATTTTCGTATTCACCACTTAACGAAATTAAGAACTTATCTATAATATCGATGGTGCTTTTGTTCTTCGCTTGAGAAACCCATTGCATATATAAATTTTCTATTTGGGATTTAGGGGCTTTCTTGTATTTTTTATAGTATTTTAAGCACCATCCAGCTATTAGGTTTGCCCAACTACTTTTGAACATTTGAGATTGCCATTTGCTATAGATTTGACCCAATACTAAAGTATCAACAATCATCCCTATGAGTATTTGACGTTCATTGTTCCTACTGTGTTTACGTATTTTCATTTGAAGCTTCCTTTTCTTGAAGTTTTACCTTTTCTTTTTTACTTTTCTTTTGAATTTTTTTCATCGTTAAAACACACTACACTACTACGTAGTGTGTATAGTGTTTTTTTTAACTTTATTGTTTTAACTAAATGGATAAGTAAAGATTTATTCACACGCATTTTTTACCTCTTCTTTTTTGCTTTCTTTTTCGTCATCCCGCTAACTATGCAATATTTAGACAAGTCCACGTTATGCTGATACCGATAATGTTTCGAACTCGCTTTAACACCGAGCAGTCTTTTCTTCAAATCTCTTTGACGTCCCATAATTGTCCTTTCATTTTAGTTGTTTTAGAAACTTCGCGATTTCCTTGAGAATGGTTGCATCGAGAGCCGTGTTTGGTTTGGTTATGAAGAGATATTTTTCCCAGTGTGGCGAATACCCTGCCTCTCCTAATACGCAAAAATTTAATTTGTTTCTTTTGCAAACGAAAACGGGTTTCGCTAAATCTTCTTCTCCCAGCCGTTCGGAATGGATATGTTTGTATCTCGTTCTCATTTTATACCTCCTTGGTGGTACACTTCGTTTTGATAGTTTGCTTCTTTCGCTTCTTCTTCGGCTATTAAAGCAACCAATCTTTTCCAATATTGCCAAAGCTGCATTTTAGTAAACTGTCTTAAAAATTCAACCTTAGCTGCTGGGTTAAATCTACGAACTTGTTACACGTACCAATCTGTTGTGTGTAAGTCCATAATTTATTCCTTTCTATCGTGGATTTCGGCAGAATGGAAAGAGGATTGCAAAGGCCACAAACGTTGCAATTACAAATATCGTCGTCATTAAAAAATACCATAGCGTTCCGCCTTTCTTTATATTATCGTGGATTTTAACTGGTTTCGAAAAAATACTGATTTTCGCTCGTTGTCTACGCTGCTGTGAAAGTTGCCAGCGTGCTGAGGATAGACCACAAGCGATTTTTCAGCTCTCACGAGTAGTTTCGTACTAATATTCAATTTTAGTTGCTTAGGTTCGATTCTCATTTGTTCTCTAAAAAGATTCTTCTTAGCCTCCTAATATCTTTACTACTGCAACCTACTATATCTTTTGCATCCAAGTTGACGTTGTAGGTTCTTCCCGGGAATACGGATAACTCGCCCGCCAGTTTTTCTGCTCTTCTTCGTGCCTCTCTTTCGTTATCAAAACAAACTGCTCGAAGTGGGTACTTCAATATTCTATTTATTTGTGCTTGAGTGAATCCTGTCCCAAAAGTGCATACGGCGCCAGGCCCCATTTTCCAAACATCGGTAACTCCTTCGTGTATTATTATTCCGTATCGGACGTAATCTTCTCCGTAAAGAAGACTTTTATGAGGTATGGCTTCTTCTTCTAAACCAGCACTCACGTACCTTGTGATTCCGCTGCTTTTCGATATAGAGCGGGTCGTCCAACTAACTACATTGCCTTGGTATATAATAGGGACGAATATTCTCCAAGAAAGGCGTTTCGCTATTCCTATTCCTTGTACTTTCCAAAGTCTTTTTAGTTTTTGATAGCTAAATCCTCTTCTTCGTAAATATTCTATATGGGCTTTTTGTAATTCGCCAACACCTTTAGGAATAATAAGTGTTCCCGTCACTTCTTCTTTTTCAAACTTCGGAATCTCAAGTTCACTAATTAGCTGCTTGCACTTATGGTAAGGTAGGTTGGTAAGTTCCATAAGTGTTTTCATAAGTGGTTGTGAGCCGCATCGCCAACAGTTGAAATAATTTCCTTCTAAGGAATACCCTAAGTGCCATTTGTGTGCATCTTTTGCACAGAACGGGCAATCGATTTGAATCCAGCCCGGCCGAGCGTGATGATGTCCTTCTGGTGCAGTAGTTATGTTCAGTTGTTTTAATAGGTCAGCAAATTTCATTTTAATCCCACGATTTTTCTTCTGTGATTAGTGCTCCTTCTAACGTTTTCAAAACTGTCGTTCCTTTTTTGTTCCAGTGTCCCTTAATAAGTCGCCAGTCGCAAAGTCGGAGCAGGGTTATTTTTTTTCGTTGCAATTTTTTTTCGCTGTTGCAAATACTTTCAAACATTTCTCTGAATATTGTTTCCGTCATTTTTTTGTCCTTTCATTTTTGGTTTTTAGTTTCCTTTAAGTTCGTAAATAAATAGAATTTCGAAGTGCGTATAGGGTCTTCCTCTGCTACCTCTTTTGGGGTTGGCAAAATCGATAAATCTTCTTATATTTTGTTCGGAATCCAATGGATAATCAAGGTCGTAAAAATTTGTAGTGACATACGTATCCTCCCCAACTACTTTGTGTTCCGTTATCATATAATGGTATTCCATATAATGGTATTTTCTGTCCCTTGTCATTTTTGTTTTCCTTTCAGCAGGGCTTTTTCGAGTTCGTCGAATATACTTAAACGATTCTTTCTTTTACTTCCATCAAGTGTTTGGGAGAGGACGCCCTGTTTCGTTTGGAGTATTTCGCAAAGATGGTGCTCAATGGTATCTTTTGCGACGAGGTAATAAACAAGTATTGGCCTCTTCGATTTCTGGTCAAATATTCTATCTTCACACTGCGTTAAGTCTCCGGGCGTCCAGTCTAATTCAACCATAACAGCTGCTCTTCCTTTTGATAGTTCTATTACCGTACCAGCGGCAGTTGTATTGCCTATAAATATTCTGCACTTCTTACTCGTTTGGAAAGTCTTAACGCATAGGTGGCGTTTCTTGCCTCTAATGCTACCATCAACTACAACACATTTTCCTTTGTATCTCTCGTGAAGTTGTTTTATAATATCTTTATGAATTGCAAAAATTACGAGTTTTCCTTTATTCTTTCTTAGCCATCTGTCTATCCATTTGAGAGTATTTTTCATTTTTAAGGAAACTGCGAGCCGTTTCAAATATCCCATTTGTACAAGGCGTTTTGCTTTCTTAGCTTTAATCGCACGGGTTAGCGAGCGTTTACTTAACCATTTAATAAAAGAAGTTTCGGCTTCAATATATTCTTCTTCGTTCGATATTGATATAGGTATGATTCGTCTGTCTTTTGGAAGCTCTCCCATTCCTTCTTTCCTTAACATTCGAATCATACACCAAGCCTTTAGGTTTTTATGCAGCTCGTCTAAGTGTGCCGCTCCTTTGAACTCCCAGCCCCAAGGTTTGCGTTTTGGAGCACAATAACGATGGGCATAAATTGTTCGGGATGGAAATTTGTCAGGTCTGAGAAGATTGAGAATATTAAAAAGTTCAATAGGCCTGCTCTTTAGTGGAGTTCCTCCCATCGCGATAATGTAGGGTATTCCTTCTGCAAGTGTTTTTGTTGCTTTGTAGCATTGGGTTGTTGGCTCTTTGATAAAATGAACTTCATCGAGTATGAGCGTCCTTATGCCTTCCCTACGAAGAAAGTCGACCCAATATTGAAGTATTTCCCAGTTGAGTACGTATAGGGTGTCCTTGTGCAAAGATTTTCCTTTGGGTGGGGTGGTGCCATTTAATACCGTCGCTCTTATTTTGAAATAGTCTCCCGCTTTTTCTTTCCAGTGGAGCTTACCTATTTCAGGGCATACGACGACCGCTGGTCTTGCTGTTGGTTTCGATTTTAGCCATTGGAGAGCAATAAAGGTTTTGCCCATTCGCATTTCGTAAGCAAGTAAAGCCCTTCCGTTGAAGTGTATTATTTTTCGCAAAGCTTTGCGTTGGTAGCTTCTATCTTCTTTTTGTTTATTCTTGAAGGGCATTCCTAATCTCTTCGAAAGCTTCTTTAATTCTTTTCGTTTTCCAATTGAGCTTGGTAAATAGATAATTTTTAATGTGGGCACGTGTTCTTCTTTTGCTAAATCCTTTCACTAAGTCTTCATCGGGCAGCCCTTCTGGTGGTGAAAAAACCAGCTGTATAATTATTTTCGAATCAAGACTAACTTCTTCAAATAATCCTATCGTATGTGAGTGGTTCTTCTTTTTCGTTAGTAATTGATTCGTGTCTATGTCTTCGAGGGAGGTCTTGGTGTGCTTTTTGTCCTTGTTGCGATAATCGAGCAGTCTCTTCCAAACGAAGAAGTATAACCACGTGGTAAAATACGCTTTTGTTTCCTGATAGGAATCGAACGCGAGAATAAATTGAAGATTGGCTTCCGCTTTCAGTTCTTCGAACAGCTCTTCAAAATTACCATTAAAATCCTTTTTGTACTTTTCCGTAAATCTCCAAATAATTTCGTACGTTAAATTTTCCACGTCGTTAAAAGTTTCCGTGAGAGCATCTTTTCTTAGTGCACTTTCCATTTTCGTGGTTTTCCTTTCTTACTTTTATTTTTTGTGTGTTTTTAGTACGTCGAACAACTTGCCAAGGTTGGCCGCACTCATTTCGGAAATTCCGTTTAGGTAGTTGAAGACCGTTCCCGTGCTTAAATCAGCCAGACGGGCTAATTTGGAGATGCTTATACCTTTTTCCTTTATCAGTTTTTTTATTTGTTCCCTGAAATTTGTTTTCGCCATCGTTTGTATCCTTCCTTTCGAAAATTATTTAATGTTTGGAACCCATTCTTATTTTTAATCGTATTTCGGCGTCCACACTTCGCTTCGTAAGATTCTTTACTAAAGCTCCATAAAATGTATCCTTGTCTTCTTTGGCCTTGTCTTCGGCTTTCTTTATTTTTTCGTTAAGTGTTTTCGTTGTCATAATGTGTATTGGAAATAGAACTACTTTCATTTTAGCGATTCCTTTCTTTTCGTTTTTGTTGGAAAGGGGTTTGGGGCATACAGTTTATCTTTCCAATTTAGTTTCTTAAGGTTTTTACGGCACATGAAACAATTATGGCCTACTATAACAATATCCGTTGGGTCGTAAAAACCTCCAAGTGAATCTCCAACCTGGTCTCCACATCGTGAACAATAAAAATATCCCATACAGGTCGTTTGGATTCTTGAGTGTTCGATGAGAGAGCAAACGATTCTGTTTCTTTGCGCCTTCGTTACTTTTCCTAAAGCTTTGAGTTTTTTTGTTAGTTCCGATTTCGTCATAGTGCTTTTACCTTCCTTTCTTTTATCATTCGAATATATCCCGGCGATTGCATATGATGTTTACCTTTATTATGATTCTTGCCTTTGACTTTGTATCCACAGATTGAGCAGTATAAGTGGCTGCTTTTTTTCTTGGGTGACAATCCCCACATCCCGCCCCTGTTGAAAGCCATGCTTTGGGGATGTTCCGAAATTATTAGATTATATTTTTTTCTTTCTATTGCCATTTTTTCCACCTCACTTTCTTTCTACAAAAGAAAAACATTCTTGTTTAAACTTTTGGCATATTTAATTGTCATCCAAGTACTCGACCTTTTACTCGACCTTTGGGTCGATTTTTTTGTTTTAGGTGCCGCGAGTAAGGTGTCATCTTCTTTTTGTAGTTCGTTTACAATATTTTTGTTTCGGACGAGGAATGGTTTTCTGGGTTTTATTTCGTCTGCAAAGTAATTTCCAACAGCATAAGAGTTGATAGGTGGGTGGGCGACAATTTTAACCCTGAAGCCGTCTTCTTTTAGTTCCGAAAGTCCTTTTACTATCCACGATGCTTCAGTATCCGCCCCTTTGCAGCAGCCGTGGTGGAATTCGGTTATTTTATTTATATTCTCCTTTATAATCTCTTTGAATAATCTACGTTGGAAACCGCTAAATCCTTTTCTTGTTCCTGAAAATCCAATTTTCATTTTTTCCCTTTCAAATTAAATGTTATTATTGCGGTTGCCCCCGCTCTACGAGAGCTAAGGGGCAACGGGTAAAAAGTTTAGATAGTTGCCTTCTTGAACATCGAAGACACGATTATTTTGTCAACGTCTTTAGCAGCCAAACCTAAAGCTTCGTTCTTTTGTTTTGCACACTCGCGAGCGAGTTCTATATCTTTGCCCCATAGCCAATCGGTTCGATGATAGCCAGCTTCGTTTTCAGTAACTATACAAGGAATGTATTCGCCGTTTTTTGTTTCCGTTTCCATAATGTAGTAGCATACTCGTTTTTCCTTTGCCATAGTATTTACCCTTTCATTTCTAAATTGTGAATTGAGAGAAGCGGAACGTTCGAACGTTATTTATAATCTTCTCTTTTAAGATTTTTTGTTTCCTTAAAAAATACAGTCCTTTTCCAATACTTGCAGCTGCACCAGCTCGGTAGATTTTGGCAGTGAAGTCGTCGAGTCCTATAAATTGAATTGTTTTTTCAATATCGGCCATAACGCACACCTCTAATTGTGTATCTGTCATTTTTTTTTACCCTTTTCAAAAAATGTTAGTTTACTTTACTCGCAGTATTGCATCTTCAATCACTTGTGTTAATCCTTTTAAGCCGCGGTCGACGTGGTTAAGGAAGTCAACGCCGAACATGTGTTCCATATCACGTCCCAACGTTAGTGCTTCGTTGGGTATATGTATGCCGTGTTGCTTACAAAGGCGCCAGATAGAGTGCAGCAAAAAAATCGATTCTTTGTATTCTTTCATATGGCAAAATTCGTTAGCCGCTTCGGTCATTTTGAAGATTGTACCTATGATGTTTTTGTAATTATCTGAAACATTTGCCGTTTTTTGAATTGCTTCCGACCTTTGTTGCTTCGTTAGTTCCTTCTCCGCTCTTCGTGGAAAAACTATTCTGTTGTCTTTACTATCATAATGAGCCTTTCTGTCGAAAGGCATCATCGACGAATGGTTCAAAACTCTAACCATTGCTAAAGCTTCTTCTTTGTCTGGGTCGTGAAGAACGACCTCGCCGCCGATGTTGATATGAAAGTTCTTTTCACTGTACCCGGCTTTTACTAATGCTCCTGTAATTTGGTTGTCAAGTATTGTTGATGCCATTTTCTTACCCTTTCAATAAATTGTTTCGGCTATTCTCATCAGTGCAAATTTGCCGAGTTTGCAAACCTACCCGAAGGCAGGTTTCGAATTTAGTCACGGAGTTTCCTTTTGATAAGTGTAAACATCAGAGAGTTGCCTATCCGGTCGAGTCTCGCATGCTGTTGAACTTCTAATTCGTCTTTCATTGCTGTTAATGTATCGACGGCATCTATTTCGCTATCTGTGTGGTACGACTTTGCTTTGTTGACTACTCCATCTTCGAGATACTGAACGACGTACCCGTCCCATTCTTTATCCCGTACTATTTTGAATGTCACTTCTTTTGGTGCTGTCATTTTTCTACCCTTTCAAATGTTTCGTTTCTTTTAGCACTTTTAATGTGTCTATTGTTATTATACGATGGTACTCGTACTATTGAACTAAAATCTTTAGGTTTTTCAAAAATAAATGAAAATTTTTCGAAAATCATGGCTTAAGATAATAAAAACCGTGTTTTTATACGTAAAATTTTTTAAGAAAAGTACCCAAAAATAAGTGTGTATCGTAATGGAATCAGTGTTTGCATATTTTTTAATAGACTTTCCAATATTTCATAACGTATACTAATAAAGCAGATGAATGGGTGGTACTGTAAAAGCAGTATTGAATCAGGGTATTATAATGGCTAAGCGAGTCAAAAAGACGAAGACGACAGTAAAGAAACCCACCAAGCGGAAGAATTACCGTAAGCGTTTGAGTACCGAACCCGATGCACCCGTTAAGTCGGTACGTAAGAATGGAAAGTTCGCGAAAGGTCATTCTGGTAATCCAAACGGGAAGCCGAAAGGAACAAAAAATACGTATTCGATAGTTTTGCTTACTAAGGCTATAGCAGAGGTACAAAAAGAACCGAAGAATAAAAATTGGCTCAAGCATCTTATTAGAGAATCGTATACAGACCACACTTTAGCCATTGCTATATTGAGGAAGTTGATGCCTGATTTGAAATCGGTTGAAGACGTTCTATCAGTATACGCCCCGAGTATGAGTGAGGAACAAGCTTCGAGTATACGAAAAGGTTTACTAAAGCGATTTCATTAGTAATTAACAAGGAGGTTATTTATAGATGGGAACTTTATTGGAAGATTGTGTATTAAGTTACAGTTGTGACGATAACGATAGTAGAAGCATAGTAACTGATAGGATGGATAATCATCACGGGGTTCTTGAGCAGAATTCGGGGGCTGCCGGCCATGATTTGACATCCGTTGCTCACGTAGACAGTGGCAATCCTCCATATACTAATGGTGCGTTACATCTTAATTCGGCATATTCGTTATCTATCGATGCGGGTTTGTTAGCGAGCTTCTTTGAAAATATGGACGAGGTATCTTTCGAAGCGTTTTTTGCGACGGGCGACCCTACCCAGAATCCTGACCAATACTTATTTGGTGTTCAACAAGTAAGCCCTGTCGTAACTCTATGGTGTAATTTGAATTATTGGTCGGGAGAACCGCCGGGAAAATTGAAGTTTTTTTGTTTCGCGGGTTCTGATGTAAATCCTGTGTTGAGTTTTGGTGCGGATGATAATTTAAGTTTGACTGATGGTAACTATCATCACGTCGTCGTTATAATGAAGAAGTCTTCGGGTACGGGACTACTCTACGTCGATGGTGTAAGTGCTGATATTACTGTTACGGATAATGGTACTGATTTGCCTTTCGGTGCTTTAGTTGCAGGAAACGAATTTCATATAGGAGCTTATCACGAAGCGGGAGAGGCGAAAAGTTGGACGAACCTTAAGTTGGAATTATTCAGAATTTTCGATAGGGAAGTTACTCAAGCCGAAATAACTTGGTTGTATAATGGGGGTAAGGGTAGGGGTTGTTTAGCTACCCAGCGGCTTTGTTTCAAAACTACTGTTAAACCTTTAATCGCTATGGATATTAACGTAAAGGAATGTTGATATGGGAAAGGTTAGACAAAACATACGTATAGGTAGTGAAAATTTCGTAGTGGTTGAAAATATGAAAGACTTAGAGACGAGTGAATTCATCAACGGTGCCGTTGTTACGATGTCATTATACAAAGAGGCGCCGTTGAACGTTGACATATCTAATTTGACTTTTACTTCTGGTGGCGTTGCTGAACTTATGGTAGGTGATGTTATTGTAGGAGATATAGGTAGTGCAACTGCGGTCGTCGTAGCGATATACTTAACAAGCGGAGCGTGGGCTGATGGTGATGCTGCTGGTCGAATCGATGTAAAAAATCAATACGGTACATTCCAAGCTGAAGATTTAGATGTATTGTACGGGCAGGTTGGTATTGCTTCTATCGCTGCTGATTCTACGGGGGTTGTAGATAATGCCAACAAACCACAATTCTATGTAAGGAACCACGGGCTTACTACCAGCGACTACGTGAAGCTCGTTAACCAAAAGACGTATAGCGGAGAGTGTGACGTAACCGCCGTCGCCGAAGGCTTGGTTACTTTAGATATGACTTATTCGACAGCGGACAAATGCACCGGGGAGGAAGAGCTTTACGTAGGTATTCAAAACGGTACTGCAATCACACTTACACATGAAGCTTCTGACCCTGATGGTTACTACGATGGTATCTTACCCGAAGAAATGCTTAAATTGATTTACGCGGGTTATTATCATTTGTTTATAACGGTAGAATCGAATGGAGATACGGTGAGGCAAAGGTTAATACTTAGGGCAGTTTATATGCCGGAGTGATGTAAATGCTTTCAGTAGAAGATATATTACAGATTGGTGAAGTTATAGCCGTATACGAACCGCTGGCAGCTGCCCACGACGGCTTTCATCAGTCTATAGCAAATACTCGTTGGATGTTTGGCGGGAATCAATCTGGTAAATCTTATTCCTTGTGGCTCGATTTAGCAATGCAAGCGTTAGACGTGCATCCTTTCAGTTTCATATCTTCTGAGACTCCAATACATTGGGCTTGTATCGAGAGTTGGGAACAAGTAAGGGATGTTATATGGGAAAGTTATTTGAAGCAAATGATACCCGCCCATCTAATAGGTGATATACGATTCGGCAAAGATAAGATTCCTAAGAGATTGTTCTTAACGAACGGGCATACGATAGAGTTCAAAGCATTCAATCAGGGACGTACTTTATTCCAAGCACGGGAGATTGATACTTGTCATTGTGATGAACAGTGCCATAGTGATTTCCAAGGAATTCTAAACGAGATACAAGCAAGACTATTAAAACGTAGTGGTAGACTAAGCTGGGCGATGACCCCCGTCATACCACAACCTTACTTAGAAGAGCGTATCGAAGAGCTGCCCGATACTGATGAAGTGTTTCACGCTAACCTAAACAATAATCGATTAAGTGAAGGTGGTTATATAAAAGATAAGCGTATAGATGAAATGATTGACGAATGGCCAGAGGAGGTGCAAACTACTCGAATCGAAGGACGCTTTGCAAGCTTTTACGGAGCAGTTTACAAAACGTGGAATCGCAGTGTTCACTTTATCAAACCATTTCCTATACCCGAGGGATGGCAGAAGTACAGAGGGATTGACTTTGGTTTTACTAATCCATTCGTATGTTTATGGGTAGCAAAAGATGGCGATAATAATTGGTACGTATTTCGAGAGTATTATAAAGCGAAGACTGGTATCAACGAACATATTAGAAACGTTAAGAAGCTAAGTAAGCCAACAGAAAAATACATATGCACTTACGCCGACCCTGAAAATGCTGAAGACAGAGCGGAGATGAAGAAGCAAGGCTTGCCTACTAAGATTGCAAGAAAAGATGTAGCTAAAGGAATTGAATTGGTTCAAAGCAAATTAAAGGTGAAGCGAAACGGTAAGCCCAGTCTATACGTTTTTAATACTTGCCGGAATACAGCTCGTGAAATGGCAATCTATCGCTACCCAGAAGGAAGTAGTAGTAAGAATCCGAAAGATGTTCCAGTATCGAAGGATGACCATACCGTCGATACGCTTAGGTACATCTTATATACGACCGAGAAGCCGGGAAAGAAAGGAAAAGTATATGCTGCGTGATAAGTTTTATGGCTGGTGTTTTAGTAAACGACTTCGAGAATGGAGCTTTTGTTTTTATATTGGAAGCAGAAGACTTCTGATAAAGCTTTCGTAGAGCTTGTTCTTTTTATTTATAGAATGAAGGTGTTCTATGCTGGTTTTGTGCATCACTGGCACGCTCTTCATTGGAATCGACATAACAGGTTTGAAAAATACTAAGGAGTAAAGAAGCTGATGGCTGAACAAAAGAAAAAAGGCAGGGTGTTCGTTACAACAGATACTGGCAAAATAGTTCCTTTCACGAAGCTTCGCCAAGCCGAAATCAAGAAAGATTCTAAGCAAGCGGAACAAGTTCCAAAGTGGTTAGCTCAAATGCAGCTTATACCACCACCGTATACTCCGGAAAGTTTTCTGCAGTTGTACGAATCTAATCCTATATTCTTTCGTTGTGTAAACCAGTTGGCTACCGATGTTGCTGGCCTTGGATGGAAGTTAAAGTTACGAGAGGGAAAGGAAGAGAGCAAAAACGAGCGTGAGCGATTGCAAGCTTTATTAGATAGGCCTAATCCCGATGAAGCTCTACGAACTATATTGAGACGCCTCCTGATAGACTGGGGAGCCGTCGGTTGGTTTGGCTTAGAAGTGGTTCGGGATAACAAGGGAGACATTGCAGAAATCTATCACGTACCCGCCCATACGTTTCGAGTGCACTCAAATAAGAAGAAGTATTGCCAAAATAGGAACCAGAAGAAGGTATGGTTTAAGAAGTTCGGAGAAGTAAAAGACATTTCGATGAAGGATGGAAAGAAAGGCACGTTCAATATTAAAACCAGAGCAAATGAGCTGATATACTACCGCAACTTCTATCCTAAGTCCGATTACTATGGCGTGCCTAATATCATATCTGCAGTAGGCGATGTAATGGGTCTTATAGGTGCTCGCGATTACAATCTCGCCTTCTTCGAGAATTATGGAATACCTTCTGCTATAATTATATTAGAAGGCGATTGGTATGATGATTCTGATAAAGCAATTACCAAGTTCATCGACAAGGAAATTAAAGGTGCTTCGAATCAACATAGAACGTTGGTTGTAACGCAGCCGGACGGATGTAAATTTACCTACACTCCGTTGGAATCTAAGCAAGTAAAAGACAGCAGCTTCCGATTGTACGAAATAGGTAGAAGGGACGATATACTAATCGCCCATTCGATGCCGGCCGAACGGGTAGGTATCAGAGTAGTTGGAAACCTCGGAGGTAACGTCGCAGAAGAAGCTACTAAAATATATATACAAGGCGTTGTTGAACCTTTGCAACTCGATATGGAAGATATAATAAACAACCTGCTTTATCCATCCGAAATTTATCTATTTAAGTTTAATGATGTGGACGTACGAAACATCAATGAACTGGTGAAGCGTATGAATACTCAAATAGAGCACGGTGTGTTGACTCCTAACGAAGCTCGTAACGAGTTAGGTATGAAACCTTATCCAGAAGGAGATAAGTATTTTATAATGAGCAGCTTGATTGAAGGTGGAGCACCCACAGAAGATGGATTGTTAAGTAAAGCCGACGAACACTTGCTTGATTTGATAAAAGCTGGACAAGAGATTCGTGGAGAATACGAAGACGAGGAGGATTAAAATGCCAGCGGCTAAAAAGAATATTACGTTCGATGATTACAAAGAAGGCGTCGATGTGTCTTTCAAGTTGGGTAGGGTTGAGGGTATTCAAGAAATGCAAGCCCCGTTAGAAGATGTGAGGAGACAACTCGCGGATATGTTGAGAACGAACACGCGACTTCTTCAGCTCTTAGTTACTGAAGATGGCTACCCTGATATGATAAAACTTAATCCTTGTGCTGTTCGTACTATCCTTGGATTTTTGCAAGCGGAGCCGAAGTCGAAGATACAAACGAACTGTTATCATAATCTATTGATGGTTTACGAAACGACGACTGGAAAGCAATATAAGTACAAAGGCATTCATTTGAAGAAGGGTAAGAGGAAAAGGAAAAGTAGTTAATGCCAGCCAAAACTATATATAATAATGCTATTCAAGAGAAGTCCGCGGAGCGTGCTCTTATTAACGAGCGTAAAATGCTTCCCGCACTACGTAAATGGTTTGACGTTTTGCTTAAGCAGCTACGCCGTGACCTCTACACTACTTATATTAAGAAGGATGCCGCTTCTGCTTTTACCGATTGGGACAAAGCCAGAAAAGACGGAATGAAACTGATGAAGCCTGCTGCTATGACCGTTTATACCTCTGGTGGAGAATTTGCTAATAGTATATTCCAAATCCCGGGAGGTTTCGATGCTCTCACCGTAGACGCCGTTGAACAAGTTGACAGCTTGTGTGCCAAGTTAGTCAGGGAAGTTAATGAAGAGACGAAGCGAGGAATACGGACGTATATTAAGCAGGGCATCAAAGAAGGCAAAGGTATGGCTAAAGTAGCCCGCGAGCTTCGTCCGTTAGTAGGACTGACTGCGAATCAAACCAAGTCTATAATCAACCATAGAAAATTGCTTGCAGCGAAGCATCCCGATATGTCCGAAAAGATGCTTGACTATAAAAATAGACAATACGCGAGTAAAACGCAAACGAGGAGATTAAATACCATAGCGAGGACAGAAACCGCACGGGCACAAAATGCTGGCTATTCTCAAAGTATGAAAGAAATGGGAGTGGAAAGATTAGAATTCTCCGCTACGATGGGAGCTTGCCCCAAGTGTGTTTTTTTGAACGGTAAATATTTTGATACTGATAAAGCTGCTGGTATTATTCCCGTTCATCCAAATTGTAGGTGTGCGATGCTTCCTGTAATAGGAGAGAAGACTTATACTGAACCACAAACGAAGACGCCTACCGGGTTGCAGCCCAAATCGCCTATTATCGAACATACTGGAAAAACGACGGAAGGATTTAAGAATCTGGTAGAATCGACGGTAGGAAAGTTTCCTAAGAAAGTGAAACTCGCTTTATCGGAAAATAAAGTAAAGATAAATACCGGTAGTAGAATGACACAAATGAGACCAGATTTGAAGGGTGTGCATCCCAGAGGGTGGCCCCGTGGTTCTTCGTTCGATTCTACCGAAGCCGCTTATAGTATAGAAAAGAAGGAAGTTTTTCTTGCTGAAACCTATCGCCCAATCCGTAGTAAAAAATTCGTGAAAACTCCTAAGGAGCGAGTGCTGGGTGCCACGAATCACGAAGTCGGCCACGCCTTTAGCGAGACTGCTAAAGGAAAGTTTTATTATGCTACCGACGATTTTAAGGCCGCTTACGGAAAGGATGTTAAAAAGATTCGGAAGCTCTCGTCGCAAAGTTATTATAGTGATTTTAATTATTATATGCAAAAAGGCAGCCGTGGTCGTCAAGAAACTTTTGCCGAATGTTTTGCAAACCTGATGGGACGACGAGCTGGTAGAGTAGATATGACAAAACATTTTCCTAACGTGCTTAAATACGTGGAGACTTTGTTGTGAAAACCAGAGCAATACTAATTTCGACTATTGAAGAAGGAATTTGTGGCGACTTGTTATACGATTTTTCTACCCAGTGCTTAAGTTGTACCCACCTACATAAAGATTTGGTTTCGTGTAAAGCATACCCGAAAGGGATACCGGATATGATTTTGTCCGGTAAGGTCGACCATAGTAAATCGTACCTTGGAGATAATGGTATTCAGTTTGTACAAAGGAAAGAACCAAAATGAGAATCGAAGAAACAGACAGCCCAAGACTGGCCAAAGCGAGGGACAAGGAATTGCTAATCCTAAAACTACGATTCACACAGCTTTGGGATAAGAACTTCGCTAACAACGATACCGCTGTGGTAGGCAGATTGAATCGAAACGATTTTCTTAAGCGTTATAAAATGCTTCTGGACGAAATAGGTAATCGTAAATTAGAACACAGCACGAGTCCTATCGATAAAGCTGCTTTTAAGAAGTCTATGTCGGTGCATAAATTTGGCATAGACGTAACTGAATTCGAAGACTTGACTATTGTTTCGAATTGCATCATAACTAAGGCAGATTCAATAGACTTGTCTACCTTAGGTAAAGAAATAAAAAAGCAGGGCTTGAGTATTAGGGCTGCGGCTTTGTCAAATGGACACGACCCTGTCGCTTTAGTCGAAGAATCGTATATACCGTTGTACGATTTAGTGCTACGAGCGAAGCAAGAAACTGTTAAGGTTGAGGTTATGAAACCTTATCCTAATGAGCATTCGGCGAGATTGCAAAGTCCAAGTATGACCCACGTAAGAGTTGCAAGAACGAAAGGTGGTAAGGTGCAGGGCGTTACGATTCCCGAAAGCATTAGCACTGTTTGGTTCATAACCGAAAAGGATGGAAAGGAAGTTCCTATTCCACAAGCGTTACGATTCCCGACGAAGAGCTGGACGGAATCTAAAGCAAAGAAATGGTTGGTCGATAACGACATAACTTCCATCAAATTCGAGCCTGCTACTAAGGTGAAAAAAACTATGTGGAGTGCAAACTATATTAAGAAGCTGCCCGATACAGCTTTTTTACATACGGAGTTGATTAAAAACGATGCCATCGATGCTGAAGGTGATTCGAAGAAAGTAAGATGTTTTCCATATAGAGGTATCGATGGTAAAGTAGACGTAACGCATTTGGAAAAAGCTATTATGATTATATCGCAGAGTACCAGCTTGACTGAGAGTATCAAGAAAGAACTTCAGGCAAAAGCTGAATCTATTCTCGACGACGAAAGAACGGGTAAGGTGTTTGAGAAATTTGTTTCTGTTTATCCTATCGATAAAGCAGCGAAGGATGAACGCTTGGTTTGTGGTATAGTCTACGAGCCCAATGTAAAAGACACTCAAGGCGATAGTGCTAATGAGGTCGAAATCCGTAAAGCTGCTTATCAGTTTATGGAAGAAGTGCAGTCGTTCAAAGTAAATCACGAAGGAAGTAAAGTAAAGGTAAGGGTTCTTGAAAGCTACATAGCTCCAACAGATTTTACAGTTGCCAAAATGCCAATTAAAAAAGGTAGTTGGGTACTTACCGTTCGGGTACTTGATAAGAAAGTTTGGGATGCTGTAAAAGATGGCGAGCTAACTGGGTTTTCGATGGCTGGTTATGCCAAAGTTGCAAGTTAGGAGATAAATGGCTATGGCAAAAATAAGAGAGTTGACAGATATCCATTTGCGGGAAGTTTCCCTTGTGGATAAAGCAGCCAACAATAAGGCGTTCCTATTTTTTAAGGCACGTGGTGAAGGTCAGGGCGTTGGAAATAGTACGCAAGCAGATGGTGGTGCTAAGTATTGTGTTTGTTCGGAATGTGGTTATAGCGAAAAACACAAAAAGTTGGGTGAAGGTAAATCAGTACCTTGTACTAAAACCAAGTGCCCTGATTGTGGGACTTTTATGGAAGGTTCTGATACAAAAGTGTTGAAAAAGAAAAAGAAAATTAACATAGTGATAGATAGTGATGGAACAATCGGTGGAACAAAGATTTCGGTGAACAAGGAAGAACTAAAGAATTTGAAGGATTTCTCGTTTTCGGTTAGGGGAGGACTCGATGATACTAATCCTGTTAGTTGTTCATATTCTAAATTTGTTGAAACCGATGATGGCTTCAGCCGTTCCGAAACTTTTTATTTAAGCAAAGGAGTAAACATTATGAAGACGGAAATTTCAGAGCAGTTAAAAGAGTATTTTGGTAAAGATGCAGAGGTCGATTTTGAAAAGGCAGAAGATGCCGAAGCTATCGTTAAGGCGTTGGAAAAGGTTAACGAGTATCGGGGAGATTTTCCCGATGATTTGAAAAAAGCCGTTGCTGTTATAGCCAAACAAGCTGGCTTTTGTGACACACTTATTGCTAAGATAACAAAGAAGTCAAAAGGTGGCGATGAGGAAGAGGAAGAGGAAGAGGAAGACGTCGTGAAGGCCGGTGCCAAATTTTCGAAAGAGAACTTGGCAAAAATAAAAGCTCTCGTTGCAACTGTAAAAGCTTTGGAAGATATGATTTCCGAAGAAGAAGGCAATACTGGAAAGTCTGTGAAGAAAGACGAAATCGGAAAAGCTATCGAGGTAATTACCAAGTCTATCGAATCGCTTGAAAAGAACAAAGAGGATAAGAATAAGGACAATATCTCCAAAGTTCTCACCAAGCTGACCGAAAGACTCGAAGCCGTGGAAAAAGGAACCGGCGTTAAGAAAAGTGAAGACGGACAGGAAGGCAACGAAGAGGACGGAGACGGCACGAAGTGGCCGAGTTTTTCGAATCGTTCGGATTAGTTGAAGTTGGCGTTTGATTCCGAAAAGGAAGAAGGTGAAGTAAAGGACGTATTTTTTAATCGTTGAAAAATTTGTAAAGGTTGATTAAGTCAACCGGAAAAGTAAAGGAGATAATTCTATGAAAACTAACAAGCATCTGCTTAGTAAAAAGCAGCAGATTCAGAAAATGATTAGTCTTCCTTCAATAACCTTAGCTGCCCAAGAAGCGGATAGGTTTATAGACTATATCGTTGACGAATCCGTTATGAAGGACAAAGCACGGGTCGTTAAGATGACCAAAGCAACTCAAAACATCCGTGCTTTGGGTTTGGGAAGTGGAGATTTCTTGCATCCCGGGGCTACGTTCAGTACTTCGGAGTATAAGAAAGTTCTTAGCCAGCATAAAATCGAGTTGGCAAGTCAGAAGGTACGTGGTTGCATCGCCATTTTCGATGACGACCTCGAAGATAACATCGAGGGAGACGCTTTTGCCGACCATCTTATGCGGATGGTTGCAAAGAAGATTTCGAACGAGCTTGATATTGCTTATTGGATTGGCGATAGGGGCTCTGGTAATTCCTTTGGTGATACTGACATTCGAAGTTTGTGGGACGGTTGGCGTTATCGTATCGCGAACGGCGATACCGATGGCGATGCATATTACAATGCCGTTTCAGGTGGCTCTATTATTTTAGACGCCACAAGTGATTTCATTACCGCCGGCCGTATCGCTATGTGTGCAAACACTGCTCCGTATAACTGGGAATTCAAATACGACAAGATTCTTGCAACACTGCCTTCGAAGTATAAAACGGGTGGGTTGTCAAATCTTTCGTTCTACAATAGTGATAAAGTTACCCAGAATTACGTTGAAGCATTGTCAGCACGTTCAACCATCCTTGGCGATAGTGCTATCCTCGGTAAAGCTGACCTTCAGTACGGGTTAGTTCCCATTACCTCTTGTCCAAATATGCCGACGACGATGGCGGGCGATACGCAGGCAACGGAAAAAGCTACAACCGGTGCCTATGCGGATGTCGTTCTTACGCCCAACGGTAATTTCATTATTGGTATCCAAAGGGATATTAAGATTGAATCTCAAAGAGAAGCGGCGGACGAAGCTACTTATTGGTTCTATTCGATGAGAGCAGTTCCGGCCATTGAGAATGTTAATGCTTGTGTAATGGCCAGAAAATTAACCGTTACCGGCACAATGATAGCGTAGCATATTTTTGGAAAGGGCTGAACTATGGTAAGGTACAAAATCACGAATTATGGAGCCACTCGTAAGTTTCCTTATAAAACGGATTTTTACGAGATTCCCAGAATGGGAACGAGAACGGTTACGGATAGGAAACTTGCGGATGAGTTTGCAAAATTTCCGTTCGTGGATGTTGAAACTATAGGACAGCCCTCTACTGTGAAGGCTTTTAAAAAGTCCAAAAAGGTGGAGAAGAAAGCTTTGAAGAAAGTAGCCAAGACTAAAAAGAAAACAGCTAAAAAAGCCAGTAAGAAAGTTAGTCGAAAAGCTTCGAAGAAGACAACGAAAACCTCTAAGAAGTCTTCGAAACGTAAAAAGAATGTGACAACTGTGAAGAAACACAAAAAGATAAAACGTTGCAAAAATAAAAGGAGATAAATTCTAATGAGTAAAAGAGATTTAGCAAATATGGACGCCGATATGTTTACTCCTATCGGTCGCGTATTGCAGCAAGCAATGGCTCATGGTATTACCAATGACATGGTTTTTGGTGGGTTGGTTACCGGCCAAACGGCTTTGCAGGGTCTTCACGTGGAGGCCACCACACAAAATTGTCTTATTGGAACTCGCCGAGTTCGTTGGGACGGCCGTGTGTTTCGTTACGCTAAGGGTTCGAACATAATTATCGTTCGACATTTTGGTGTTAAGTTTTGGAATCAAATTGGTGACGGGTTGTCAGCTACTGTAGCAGCAGATTCCGCAAAAGAAGCTTTGACTTTCACTATGACAGACGCCGGTGCTACTTTAGATGAGTATGCAGGTGGTTTTGTTACGTTCTTCACTACTCCTGTACAAACCAGAAGTATTATTGGCAATACCGCTGTGAGTGATGGAAAAACAATCATTACTTTGGATGAGCCATTAACCACTGCTTTAGTGAATGGAGCTACCTTTACGGAAGTTTTGCACAATCCTTATAGTGCGGTACGATTGACTGCAGGGCCAAGTGGTGGAGATGCTGGTAACGATTATTCTTCCGTTGCTGGAATGCCTTGTACTATTACTACCACCACTGCACAATTCCTTTGGTTGCAGACTTGGGGTCCCATCTGGATTAATCCCCACGGGTCGAGTTTGCAGGGTGCCGGCATAACTGGTAGTGAGCGAAAAGTCGTTTTCGATTGTGAGGGTTCAATTACTCTTGAAGATGATGCCACCCACGGTCCTTGTGCTGGAGGCGAAGATATGCAGCATGCTGGTTTTATTATCGACAGAAGTGCTTCTGGTACTTCGGGGCCTCCCTTGATTATGTTACAACTTGATAGGTAATAAATTTAATTTGGGATTGTTAACCTTTGGGAGCCGCCTTACGATAACAACTCCCAAAGGTTAAAACTTAAAAAAAATTTAGAGTGAAAGGATGGTTGTAAAAGATGGCAAAGAAAAGCGATAAAAAAGTGAAAAAGGAAAAGCCAATTGATTCGGTTGCGGTTTACGTCGCAAGGAAAAAGAAGGAAGCTAAGGCTGAGAAAGTAGAAGGAAACGACGATTGTGGATGCGAATAGAAACCAGAGCTAAAAAGGATTAGAGCGATGGATGACCCAAGAACAATGGACATCGTGAATCCTGAATTACGTGGTATGCCTCAAGAGGAGTATAGGCAAGAAGTCAATAGGCGAACGTTCAAAGCGGGGCATACCACCCGGGAAGGAGGTCCCATACCTCTGAAGAGTATGTCAAAACCTGGTGGTAAAAAATATCGTGAAAATTATAAACGTGCTTTCGGGCACGATTAAGACATTCATATAGTTGAATGGGTAAGGAGTCCGAAATGGATTACGTACAGCAAATAAATCAAATCGTATCGTTTGCCAATACTGCAGTTGAAGCGGCTACGTTAACCAGTGTGCATCCTCCAATAGGCAATACAAAGTTAAATACTTTTATGGGTGGCCTTGGAATAGTCCAAGCTACAATCGTTGCTGGTAATTTACAATTAGCTTATAGTCAACTTTCGACGGGTTTGAGCTTGTGTGATGGAGAAGAATCTCCAGCGGATTTAGTGGAAGGAACTGCTCGTGCGGAACTGGCGAGTTCAATCCAAGTTCTTATGGCGGCTATAATGAGTGATAATGGAAGAACCGACGGTGGGAAATTTGCTGCACTAAAATCAAAGGGGAGGTTATAGTATTATGGTAGATGAAACTATAGGTTGTTTTGTGGACGTAGCTTTCGGATATTTCAAGGTTCACGAAGGTAGTGCATTTTACGCCCAACGTGCCGATGCTGGAATGGAAGCGGACGATACCATAGAGCTTGTAGTTATCACGCCAAATACAACCAAATGGATTCATGCTCTTTTTGGTGTAAGTGCTACCGGCTCTTCTACTATGCAGGTTTTCAAGGACGTCATTACCTCAAACGACGGAACACTTATCACACCCTTCAATAGGAACGAAAATAGTGATAGAGAACCAACTGCATTGATTAAGCATTCTCCTACAATCACGAATGACGGAACGCTTAGGCAGACGAAGTTTTGTGGAGTAACTGGAAAGTTTTCTACTGATAGTGAAGAACTACGCAATCAAAGTGAGATTATATTGAAACGGAATGCAAAATACCTATTAAGGTTGACCGCCGAAACTTCTATAAAAGGTAAGTTGTTCGTCAATTGGTACGAACATGTTAATAAAAGTTTTTAGGATACGAGAGAAAGGAAACAAAAAAATGATTATTGCTGCGATTGAATATGTAACAGCGGGAGGAGTTTGTGGAATAGCTCTCGTCGTATGTGGATGGTTTATTATACATACGAGGAATCATCCAAACAAGGCAGACATTGACAAAAATCATGATAGTTTGAAAGATAGTGTTCAGTTTAAGGACGTTTGCGACGAACGAACCCAAAGGATAGAAAGTGCTATTGCTAACGTCGACGATAAAGTTACTAAAGGTTTCAAACGTATAGAAGAAGCCATAACAGCGGAGTAAAAGGAAGAAGATTAAAACAGATGTCAACGGAAGGTAATTATATTGACGATAGCGTGGTAAATAATTGGGTAATTTGTTAGTAATATTGAAGAGGGTATAATTATGGCTAATATTCACGATTGGTATGTTGCTAAAACTGGTGACGATGGTAATGGTGGTCATTCATTCGACGATGCTTTGTTGACTATAGCAGCAGCAGTTGCAGCAGCTTCTAATGGAGATAAGATTATTTTATATCCTGGTGATTATGATGAAGCGGCCCTTATTAACGCATCAAATAAGAATCTCAGTATTGCGGGTATAGATAGGTATACATCTAAAATTGCTACAACAGCAGGTGTTGTTGTCGATATGGAAGATGGAAGCAAAATCTCTGATTTGTACGTTCAGTCTTCCGGAGCAGGTTCTATCGGTGTGCAGGCGTTCACAAAAGAAGATGTTTTGGTCGAGAACAGTATACTAAGAGGTATTGGCGATGCTGTTACCGCGGCTGTATGCAACGGGTTTACTATGAGAGATTGTCATCTTCATTCTACTTTTGATGCGTTGAATATAATGGCGTCAAAAGGATTGCTTGTAGATAATTGTTATTTTGAAGTTGTAGGTGACGGAGAGGCAAATGACTGTGCCGGCGTATTTAACTATGCAGACGGCGTTTTCAGGAATTGCATTTTTGATATTAGTAAAGATGATGCAACAGCTTTCAATATACGTGGCCTTTGGCTGGAAAATGGTGGCGGAAATCTTATATTTATAAATTGTGTGTTCAAGATTAGAGCGGGAGCAAGTAATACTGGCGATGTTATAGGCGTGCACGTCAATCACGCGGACTTGAAGGTCACACTGATAAATTGTTCCTTCGACACTGCTTCTGCTGGTAATGGTAGCGTTTATGATATTAAAGTGGATGCAGGTACTTTGACTGAAATTGGTTGTACTTACGATTCCGCTAAAGTTTCAGGTACAATAACAAGTATTGGAACTCAAGTAGCTGATAGTTTGAATACGTACGACCCACCTACAAGGGCGGAAGCAACTTCTGATAAGGTTGAAATAATAGAGGACATCGATGCTATTCCCACAGCGGGTGCAGGAGCTACTACTAAAGAATATACTGTTTTGGATGGCGACTCGAATCCAATCGATGGAGTTGAGGTTTGGATTACAACCGATATAGAAGGGGAACATATTATTGCATCTGGCGTAACAGATGCTCTTGGTAAAGTAACTTTTTACTTAGATGATGGTACGTATTATTTTTGGTCTCAAAAAGCAGGTTATAATTTTACTAACCCCGATATAGAGGAGGTGCCCTAATGAATGATTTTCAAACGGTAGGAACCGCTGCTACGAGTCCGTCGGCAGAAGGTAACTATATTGACAATACAGATGTTGATAATTGGCCTGATGGAATATCCAATGCTGCGAAGCTTATTATAATTCGAGCGGCGGAGAATATGATTGAAAAGCTTACCAAGGATTATTTCTACGCTAAGCCGTTCGCAATCGTAAGAGACGGCAACGGAAAGAATCGTATGTTCCTCGGTTTGATTCCTAATATTCTTTCGGTCACAGAAATAAAAGTTAGTGGGGTGACAATGGTCACCAGTCTCTATGCTTTTGATGACGATGCAATATTCAGAGCCATCGTTTCCGGAAGTCAATGTAAAGCTATAGAAGGAATTACGCTATCCGGCTCCGACCCTGTTAGTGTGAACGTTACCAGCCACGGCTTTATTACAGGTGAGACGGCGAGGTTAATCTCCATAGTAGGATTCAGTCCTTTAATGGATGGCGAATTCGGGGTAACAAAAACCGATGATGATAATTTTACTTTGAACGGAACAGATAGCAGCGATTACACCGGCCCTTTTACTTCCGGGACTGTTTGCTTCGCGACGTTAGCCGAATTGCATTACCAGACTGGAAGGGAAGCTGATTCGTTTGTTAAAGGTTTAGCTAATATTGAAATTGCAGGTACTTACGGGTGGGCGACTTGTCCCGCCGCTATCAAACAGGTAGCAGTAATTTTATGTAGGTATGAAAACGATGGTACATTATACACGAAGTACGACGATGTGGCTTCGGACAGGCTTGGTGATGCAAGTTACAATCGGGCTGATAAAAAGTTTCTTATGGGAATACACGAAGCCGACCGTTTGATTAGAAATTATATAAGAAAGAAGCCGGTGCTCTGTGCAGTATAATTCCAAAATGAAAGTGGTACGGGTATCAACTAAAGCCGACGGCGTGGGTGGTTTAGCTGCTACCGGTGATATTACTGTCCACGAGAGTTTGCCTTGTAGAATTAACTGGTCTCGTGGAAAAGAAAAGTTAATGTTTAATAAACAAGACTATTTAAGGGATGCAAAGGTTTATTGTCGCGTTGTGGATATACTTGAGAGTGACGTTGTCATCATTAAGGACGTAAGGTACAATATCGTAGGTTTGACCAATACTGATGAGGTCAACCGCCAAATGGTTTTGGAAATTATTAAAATAGCAGTGTGACTCAATGATAGAATTTTGGCGTGCAATAGATGGTTATTTTCGGAGCGACGTTAAGACACTCGCTTTTAGGAGTCTCTTAACGGGGGGAATGTGGAATACCGAAGCGGAGCAAGGAACCGCGTTTCCTTATGGAACTTTCGAAGTTATAACGGACACTCCCGACCATTTCGCATCTGGTAATAATTACATCGAGAACGTACTGTTGCAATTCAATCTTTTCTCGAACGACAAATCCCAAGTCGAGGTACTTAATCTTTTGGGTGCCCTTATCGATTGTTTCGATTTCAAAATTATACCAGTGGCGGAATATACGGTCAAAAGTTGTGTTCGTGAAAACGTAATTCCACTTAGGATTGATAATGTTTGGCAGATGAATATTCGATATAGAATATTATTAGAACCAGGAAGCTACTAATATGTCCGTTGTGAAAATGTGGAATCCAAATAAGGTTTTGAAGGGTATAGACTTGACGAATGAAAAACTTGTCAAGAATATAGCCCTAACGTTAAGTCGAAAGGCCAAACAAAATTTGTACCCCGGCCACGGTTTGGTAACGGGAAATCTTAAACGCTCTATTCGTGCTGTAGTAAGTAAGACAAAGCAGATGTTTGGGCAAAGGGCAGAAGTTCGGGCTGGTGGAGACACAGACGTTGCCCCCGGCGTCGCTTCGCCGGTCGACTACGCTGCTCACGTTGAGTTGGGAACTTATAAGATGTCGGCAAGGCCATATATGACGCCCGCGATTGAGGATTTCTCAAAAAGTGATTTGGATAAATGTGTTGAAGCAAGTAAAAAGTAAAGGAGATTAAAAAATGACTACTAATTCAGCAGTGGGTTTGACGACAGCAGGTGATTTGTCTACCTACGAAGTTAGAAGTATTACAAAAGGACGTTCAGCAGATAACAAGCCATGGGTGTCAAGTTTAACCGACGGCAAAACCCATCGTGCTCCGGGCAATTTAGATAGGACGTGGGAAATCTCGTTGTATGCTCCCAGTGGTACTACAGAAGTTCCGGCGGCTTTACGTTCCGGCGAGGAGATTTCTGTCCAACCTACCGGCGATTCGGGTGCTATGGATATGATTATCGACAGTTCATCTTTAGAAATAGACATCGAAGGCGGCGAGTTGATAGGAATATCTTTGAGCTGCTCTGCGGTTAACGCCGGTTCTTACAATTAGTTGTTTTGTAGTACCGTTTCGTATTTCGTAAAAATGAAAAACTAAAAAGAAGGAGTGTTCAAAATGAAAGACGTTAGTTCAGCCATAAACATATCCATCAATGTAGTGGGTTCGCCCGACGCGGCTGACCTCGATTTGGCGACCGCTGTTGCTAAGTGTGCCCTTAGCAGAGGAAAGACGTTTGCTAATGGTGTTGGTTCTGACCAAGTGAATACTTGGTATTCCGATACTCTTGGTGTTACTGGTGGAAGCAACGATACTATTGATTTACAAGGTGGTGGCGACGAAGTCGATGCTTTCGGTAATTCACTTGATATAGACAAGTTGAAAGTTCTTTACCTCAAAAATCTTTCCGATGCAGCTATGACAATTGGCCCCAAGGCTCAAGGAATTAGCATCGTTGGAGATATAGCTACCGACGTTATCAACCTTCCAGTCGATGGAGAGATACTGATGATTTTTGGCGGTGATGGAATTACCGTCGATAGTGAACATAAGGACTTGTTCATCGCCGCTGGAGGTTCGGGAACTAAGGACGTCGAAATACTCATTGTCGGAGTTACTTCTGCGTAGAATCGAACCTAAGTGACTAAAGCTGAAAATCAATACGAAACTACATACGAGAGCTGAAAAGTCGCTGAGGTGCGATTGTGTGCTTATGTGTGATACTATAGCAGTTGGTGCAAGCTTATGAGTACGATAATTGGAAATCCCGTACCCGTTAAGATAGGATTTAAGTTGTATTTAGTAGCTTACGTATCCTTGTCAGAATGGGAAACTTTCGAAGCTTTGGTTCGGAGAGATTCAAAAGATGGGCAGTTTTTGTTTTATTTAATCCATTGTTCTTTACGTAGAGGCGACCCAACTATTACTAAAAGGAAGGTTAGAAAACTCATCAGATGGCATAAAGCTATGATGGTTTTGGTTGTCTCTATAATTCGTGGAATGAGTCTCCCCGTGTCCAAACTCTCAAAAAACAAGGACGTTAAAGTTCCGGAGTTGGATACGAAGCAAGCCGAAAGGAACATGAAAACTATCTGCCGTGTATTAAGTCGTATCCACGGATGGACACCTCAACAGATTGGGGGTATGTCGCCAGCACAAATATATTCCTATCTAATGGGAGGCAAAAGTGGAACTGGTATAGAGAAGATGAGTTCAGAGGAATATCAAAACTTTTTAAGTAGGGGATAAATCAAAATGCCCGTCGGTAAAAAATTAGGTGAGATTTATGTCGATATTGCTGGAAGGTTGACGAAGCTTAAAGCGTCTATGGCTAAAGGCAAGAAAATGCTTTTGGGTTGGTCGAAGGGTCTTACCAAGTTATTGAAAAAAGCTGGTATAGCATTAGGTATGGTTTTGGTTGCCGCTTTAACTTTGGCTGTGAAAGCTGCGGTTTCTTTCGAACAACAAATGGCTAAAGTAGCAACGATGTTAACCGCTCAAACTTTGAAACTTATTCCAAAACTTGGTCGTGCAATAAAGGATATGGCCATTAGGTTCGGGGAAGGTACAAAATCTATTACCGAAGGTTTATACTCGATTCTTTCAGCAAGCATATCCGTCGGTAAAGCGATAGGTGTTTTACGAGCATCGATGATGGCTGCAAAAGGTGGCTTTACTGATACCGCTACCGCTGCTAACATCATAACGACTGCTTTGAATTCTTATGGCATAGCTGCTGATAGAGCTATGGAAATTTCAGACAAATTTCTTATGGTGCAGAAACGTGGTAAAACCAGCCTTGCGGAATTCGCTGTGCCGATGGGGAAGGTTTTAGGATTAGCGGCGGCATTAGGAGTGCCCTTAGAAGAAGTTAATGCCGCTCTTGCTACTTTAACGAGAAATGGAATACCAACGGCCGAAGCATTGACTTCTATCAGAGGTGCAATGGTTGCATTAACTGGAAGAAGTGCCGCGGGCGTAAAGATAGCAAAGGATTACAATATATCACTTTCTGCTACTGTATTGGCTGGCGAAGGTTTGTTAGGAATGATGGAGAAGTTTTCCAAGTTGACTCCCGACGTAACAGGAAAAATAATAACCGAGGTAGAGGCGTTAACAGCTATTGCTATTTTAACTAAGGATTTGTCTGGCTTTACCGAAGACTTAAATCATCAATTCAACGCGGCGGGCGAGACGATGAGAGCTAAGTCCTTAGTCACGGCTACACTTGCTGAGAAGTTCAAGAGTTTGTGGCAGTCCATTAAAATGCTTGCAACGGATACGGGCACAATCTTTCTTCCAATGATTAAGAATGTCGTCGATTCGTTGATAGAAAAGTTCAAAAGTATGCGGGACGAACTTATTGGTATTTGGACGGGCGTCGAAGGAGATTTTGGAGATTTCTTCTCTGTTCTTTCAAAAATAGGAATGGTCAAGGTTAAGGAGTTCTTCAATAATCTCGTAGAATATACAAAAACTTATGCTCCTTATATAGCTTCGATAATGATGCAAGCTATCAGAAAGAAAGCTTCAAAAACTGTATTAGGGGAATTGTTATTTGGAAAGCCCGCTCCCGAACCAGAAGAAGGCGAAGTAGCTCATTGGGATTTGATGCTTAAGCTTCGTAAAGACCGTGCGAAGCAAATGATAAGAATAAATAAAATGGAGGCCGACGGAAAGATAAAGGAAATCCTTAGGGTCGCTGGTGCAGAAGAAGGGCATAAAAAGCATTTGGAAATGATAGAAAAGGAACGGTTGGAGCGGGAAGCAGCTGGTAAAGAAAACGCGGACGAAAACGATTTAGCAAGATTAAAAAAGAATGAGGAAGCAAAGAAAAGACTTGCCAAGAAGTATGCAGCTGAAAGGGCTCAAGCACTCAAAGAATCCGCTGAACAGGAAAGAGACGATAGAAGGAAAAGACTTGAAAGTTTGAAAAGTATGTATAGTTCGATGGAGGGTTACGAAAAAGAGTTCGCTAAGGTTCAGCGTGCATTATGGAGAATGCAAGCGGAAGAATATGCGAAAACTGGATTAGTAACTGCAAAAGAAGCGTATGGCAGATTGGCTGCTAAAGGAGGAAGCAAAGGTGTAGCGGGTGCGGCAGCTGAAGCACGTGGAGGGTTCGTAGGATTTAGAGAAGCTTGGAATGATATTGCAACTAAAATACTTAATAAGCGGGTTGAACAAGAGCAGTTAAATCAGCAAAAGGAGTTGGTTAATCAAGCGAAGATAGGAAATGACAAAACGGATACTTTAATAGATGCTGTCAGAAGCCAGCCAGGAGGTTTTATAGAATGACTATTTCATTAGTAGAAGCTACGTTCACTATAGATTTTGAGGAAATGGATGGCAGCCCCGTCGAAACACTTTCACGTGATTTCAATAAAGTTGCATCAACGAGAGTGATTAGGTGTCCCTGGGCGGATAGAATGCAAATGGCTAAGGAATTTATAGGTTGGATGGAACTGATGGGTGGAACTTCTATCCAGCACCTACCTCATAGGTACGAGTCGATAAACGGTGAAGTTATGGCTAAAGACGTAAAGATGAAACCCGCGTCTCGCATTCAAGCAGACGAAGATGATAATATGGTTGCTGCTTACAAAACGGCTGAACTAACTATAGATTATGTAGTGACACAAACTCAAGGTGCAATTACTTGGAATCAAGCTGGGTTAGATATTTACGGTGCTGCAGTTTTAATATCGGAAACAATAACCGTCGCTACCGAATTTTTAACTTTACCCCACAAAGGCCTTTATTTTGGGACTGGAGAAACTAAAGTAAAGTTGGATACTCTAAGTGCTCCCGCTAAAGTCTGCACCGTTCTCGAATGGCATTATAATGTTTCGGGAGCAATACTGGTACCGATTGGAAGTATATTTCCTGGTAGGATAAACAGCGACGAGGTAGTTTCGACTTCTCTTGGCTATACTTTTCCCGCCGAGACTTTGCTTTGTGGTGCTCCTGTAATAAGAAGAGAAACATCTTTCGATACTGTGGAATTTAATATATCGCTTCGATATTTTTATAAGAATAACGGAATCGATGCGAATGGAGCCGCTTGTGGTTGGAATCATTTTCCAAATCCAAATTATCCCGACTCCGCACCCATCAGTTGGGAACGAATTACAGACGGCATTCTTAATAAAAGAATGTATGAGTTAGCTGTTCTTGGAGGTACTATAGTCTAATGAATGGCCCCAGTTTCAAACGTTACAAAGCAGGCGAGCGGGAGAGTGCTGCAGACCATAACGCAGCGATGGATTTACTTTCTAATATAGCTGGTTCGATGCGTGAAAATTCGTTTGTTAGTTCTGATGGCGTTATGATTCGCAGGACTCCTTTTGAAGCTGGTTCAGCAGGTATCAAAGTTTTTGAAGTTCAAGAAGCGGGTACGGGGGATGGTATTTATAATTGTTACGAGCAGATTTTGGATTCTTCTAATTGGGATGGTACTGATGGAGACAGTCCTAAATTTGCCGAATTGAACGAAGACGAAATAGAAGTTTTGAATATAGAAGAGTACGACCCACCCGCGGCTTATTTACCATATTTAGATGTGGGTGATTTAATATTTGCTTGGGAGCAAGAAGACGACGAAGGAGAAACACGTTGGGTTGGCTACCCTATCGAACCCGATACTCATATAGCGTATTGCGATGAAAGTGCTCCAGCTGATATTGTAATGAATTGTCATTTAGATGTAGATGATACGGGTACTGTGGTAGAGGTAAACTTTTTCATAGTTGGCCCCGAAGGCACAAATTTAGACGATTGCGTTCCATTATTGGTTATGCACAATCCTATTGTCGTCGAAAAAATAAGGGGAGAGTGGTGGTGTAAATTCTGGTTCAATAACATTTGCTGAAATTATGAAACGACCTATTAAAGAAACCGGTAGTATTTTCGCGAGGAGATTATTGAGGCAAGGTATAGGCGTGCCTCCAATAGCGGAGCTTTTAGAAAAAAGAACTCATAAGGTAGCGAATAGGGATAAGTATAAAGGAGAACGAACAGGATTTGGTATTATAAATGACGAAGAAGGAAGACCTCTATTCGCTATTTTTGTTAAGAAGAAACGAAAGACACACAAACATTTTGAAAAATTGAAATTAGATGGTATTCCCCTCGTCGTTAGAGAGCTACCAGCTATGCACGCTATGGGTATTGATAGAACTGTTAAACGACGTCCTGCAGAGGGTGGTATATCTGTAGGGCACGTCGATATATCTGCCGGTACGATAGGTTGCGTTGTGAGGAAAATTGGAAGTTCAAAAAAGTACCTTCTTTCTAATCAACACGTCTTTGGAAATTCTAATGATGCAAATATAGGTGACGATATTATTCAACCAGGTGATTTCGATGGGGGTGCAAGTCCTGCCGATAAAATTGGAGAACTTTTTGAATATGAAGAATTACTATGGTGTCCCGCTTGCCTTAGTTCTCCCGGTAGTTGCGACGTAAACTACGTCGATGCCGCTTTGTGTGAACCAACTTTTCAAGGAGATGTGGTAGAAGAATTATTAGAACTTTCCAAAGCTCCTATACAATATACTACTGACCCTTACGCGGGTTTGAAAATAGCTAAGTCGGGAAGGACTACTGCCATAACCCGTGGTCGAATACTGATTTCTTCTTGGTGGGGTTGTGTGGGTTACGATGCAAAGCTTGCCTACTTTGAAGACCAAATAGTTACTACTCCATATTTTTGTTGGGGTGGTGATTCAGGTTCATTGGTTATCATCGACCCTTACCGTGATATTTTAACTTGTGAACCCGAAGTGGGTGTTAGAGATATAGTAACTTGTGAACCCGAAGTGGGTGATAGAGATATTTCAACTGATTGCTCCTTTCCAATACAGGGTGGCCCCTTGATTTGTTGGGCGTGTGAAAGGGAACATATAGCAGAGGAAACTCCACAATATCTGAATGTTACAATTAGCGGTATTAGTGTTTGTCCCATTCATTGTCTCGTCCAACCACCGACGGAATCGGCGAAGGTCTTAACGTTTGCAGTACAAGCGATGAAAGCGAAGCCGGTTATCAATGGGGCGGTTGGTTTGTTGTTTGCCGGGTCAGGGCTGGGTCATGCGGTATTGAGTCCAATGGGACGTGTCGTGGACGCCTTTGGATTGGATTTGGTGGGGGCACCACAAATTTTAACGCCAATCGATTTGGTTGTGCCGCGGACGAGTGGAGGCCCCTATCCGGATAATTGTACTTGGGGATATGCATTTGGCGGTAATTTTGGAACGATACGTCATTACCTTAACGAAAACGATTGTACGGGCGACTCGGAAATTTTAATTTTAGACACGTTGGAAATTTTAATTATAACAAACGAAAACAAGGAAAACCCGACCCGGCTAAAAGGAATAGTCGAGATTTGGGTACGCAATTCCACATTGCCCGATGCGTTTCAATACGTCCGATGTTTTTCGAATTGGAACGACCCTTCGATTGGTGACGGTGTCGAGTGTCATTGTGGTATGATAGGCACGTGGAATAATCAATTAGAATGTAATGATGGTGAGGAGGTTTTCACCGGTGGGTCGGTAACGATTCGCGAGGCAGCGTGGCCAGACTTCAATGCTCCACCACCATCACCATAAGGAGAAATGATGGGTTGTTGCAATGAAATTATTATTAGAGTAAAACAAGTCGCCGAAACAGGTAAACAAATCGCGTCTGGTTATATTGATTATACTTTCAATGAAAAGCCTGATTATGTAGATGACCGTATCTGGGTTTGTCAACAGTGTCCAAGAAGTGTGGTTAGGATTCGAATACTTTGGTGCAAACTTTGCAAATGCAATATGTATGTAGCTTCGTGGGTTCGGAATAAAAAGTGTGAAGAAAATAGATGGCCAAAACTTGATGACGAGGAGGAAAAAGAAAACGGAGGTAAACAAAATGGTAATTAAAAAACTAAAGGGCTATAAGTATTTATCTTTAGAAGAGGAACATTGTGAAGTCGAGCTTCCAGATTTCGAACATGAGTTTATGAATGTTCGCGATGGTTATTTAACTGTTAAAGGAAACTATGCTTTCGACGGCCCCAGTGGCCCCACTAAAGATGACGAAACAAATATGATTCCAGCTTGTTTTCACGACGCCCTATGTCAAGCGATGAGAGAGGGGTTGTTGGATAGAAAATATAAGAAGTATGTGGATAAACTTTTCCACGAACATCTTCTTTATTATGGAATGTGGAAATTTAGGGCAAAGTTATATTATTGGGGTGTGCGGCTTAGAAAGAAACAGGTTTACCCTGAGAAAAATCCACGTGGTCAAAAGTATGAATTAAAACATTCAGGCGTGTGGGGAGAAAAACCAAAACGAACTAAGGTTGCGTAAAATTTGCAGTCCCTTTTCGGCAGCAGGGTAGTTCTGGTAATCGGCTACCCTGCTTCTATTCCTATTAACTTAATTACGTGGACGGGTGAAAATATTTCATCGATTCGTCTTTGTTGTTTCAAGGCATCCATTTCGTTGTACTTAGCAGCTTGTTTCTTTTCGTCCGTCCATACGGGTTCGTGGTGTTTGTAACCCTTAAGGTAAAGGTTGGCAGTTTCGTCAAATACAATATACTGTTCATTCGTATCCATTTTATTTTCCTTCTAAAGTGATATTACTTTACCCGTTTGAAGTTCTGGTATATGGGTGACCATTACGAATTGGAATTTGAAATCTTTAGCCAGGCCTTCCAAAAGCAATCTTATATTTTCGCGAAATTCTTCACTTACAAATTTGAAAGGTTCGTCTAATACTAAGAATCTTCTTAGCTTTGGTTTGGTTAGTATGATACAAGAAAGACGCAAAACAAATGCAGCTATATCTACCACACCGCCACTATCCGAATTTAATGGGTCGTCTATATCGTGGCCGTTTTTCGTGAGTAACAAATTAGCTTCAGTCTTGCCTCTCTTTCTATCAAAATCAATTCTAAAGCCGTAAACGTCATCCCCCGTAAAAACAGTTTCTAATCCTTTACTAACGACTCCCGCTATTCTACGGTGGGCCTGCTGCTGAATCGTCTGGGCTATTTGCTGCGTAATAAGTTGGGCTTCTTTGATGTCGGTAAGATTCCTTTTGGCTTTACCGAGCTTTCGCTTTTCTTCTTTGCAACGTTTCTTAGCGGCGTTCAAATCACCGATAAGTGTATCTACGTTTTTACGAATTTCGTTCAAGTTCATTTTGCCATTTCTCCTCAAACTTTACGACGGCGGTTTCGAAAGCTTTTTCCGCTTCGTCTTTTTGTCTTTTTAAGGTACTCGCTTTTTTTTTTTTAGCAGATAACGAAACACAACCGAACTCGCTTTTTAGTCGTTTCATTACCTGCTCTTCTGCACCTTGTGCTCGGTCGGCTTTTTGTTGGGCTTCCTCTACCTTTTCTTTCAAGTCTACAAATTTTTGCAAAGTGCTCATTATTTTCTCCTTTTACTGCTCGTAAATACAATCGTCAATATTTATAGTACGTCCCGCTATAAGTAATCCGTTTACTACGTCGTTGCTATCGATGCATCTGAATTTATTGTGCCCTTTGAGTTGCTCTCCTATACTAACGAATCCACCATCGTCTACAAACGAAACGAGTTTAGGTTTCGGTTTATCATCCGTTATGGTGCTCTTCGAAAATAAAGAAGCTAATCCTATCCTTTTTATGAAGTCTCGCCTATTCATTTTTATCTGCTTTCTTTTTTCCTTTCCTGTGTCCTGTTCGTTTGGGTATTTTATATCCCGTTCGTTGGGCGATTTTCTTTTCCAACGTACTTAAAGGCATATCCAATAATATTGCTGCGTCTCTTCTATTCCCATTAGTTTTAGCTAAGGCGATTATAATCAGCTGTCCTTCTCTTCTTTTAAGTGTGTTTACGCCTCTCATTTTTTATCCTCGGTTTTTAATTCCTTTGCCAGTAGGGACTCACCCACTCGTTATTTGCTTTGAAACGTTCGTATCAAGTTTAGGTTCTTCGGGTTCTTTTATTTCTTCTTCGGGTTCGCCTTCTAAGCTAACGAGTTCCGGAGTGGTAGTAGTCTCACCTACTATTTTTGCTTTTGTATAACGTGGCTTGAACGCTGAATAGTGCATATCGCAAGGGGTTTCGGACGTGCATTCGCTCATCACGAACGATTGACAAGCATCACAAAGTATGTCGCGAAGTACGTACACTTTTTTATTTTGTTCGACGTTACGCGATTCACCTAAAATTCCATTCATTTTTTCTTCGGTAGCTTTATACCCATCGAGAGTTTTGTCTACTAATCCTATAATAGAATCGTCCCAATTTACGACCGCTAATTCTCCAATGGCAAATAATACATCTTTCAATTCCTTTATTTCTCTTTCCCGTTGACTAAGTGCAGCCCGCATCGATATTTTCGGTTCCATTTCAATTCTCCTATATCCTTTTTCGAATTAATAACCGCATATGCAAAATACATTTTGATTCTCCTATTACAAAAGTAAACCTAACATAAGACCAAAAATGCAAAGAACGGTTCCAACTATAAAATACAATAACCATTCCACTTTGCTAAATTTTTCTTTACTCATCTTAAAATCCTCCTCTTATAATCCATACCACAATACCCAGTAAGGACATAAGCGTCAAAAGTATTAACCATAATAACCGTTCCATTCTACTCATTTTTTCCTTTTTCATTTTATACCTCCATTGCTTTTATAATAATTTTCTTTACATCTGGTGATATTTTTTTGTGCCTGCAGTATTGCTCTACAGCTTCTACGAAGTCCAAAGTGGTCGAATCCAATCCTTCTAACTCCCGAACGAAAGATTCTATATCAAGTTCCTTCCTTTCCGTTTGTTCGTCCAAGAGTTTTATATGCTTGTCTTTAGAAGTATCCAGATAATAGGGTTCAATCGTTCCGTTGGCGTGCAGTAAACCAACTTGTGGCTTATAATCGATTTCGTCGGATTTTCTTCTCATTAAAGTTCCACAGTTAAAAATTTGAGTT